GAAAATGTATAGATGTCCTTTGCTGATTACTCCAATTGCTGCGTTGCAATTTCCAACGTTAAAGTCACAACCAACTCTAATAATTTCTTCTGAGTGGTCAGGCATTTCTTCAGTTACGTGCTTTTCTCGACTAAAACGACAGTAAACAGCTCCCGTTTGAAGGTTGCAAAATTCTCCTTCGGTATAAGCGCGAACTAAAGAAGCTGGATAATTGTCAAGTAATGCTTGAAGAAAATCATCAGGAAGATAAGGATTATCTTTTGTACGAGCTTTGTAGAGTGCTCGGTCTTCCTTGTGACCTTCTCGGACAAACAAATTATAGAAGGTTCCAAAGCCTTCGGGTGTAGAAAAAAGACCTAATTGTCTACGCTGACCTGCCCTTAATCTTCCAAGAAACTTTTCAATTGCTTTTTGCGCAATATCACTTTTGGTTGTGTCTAATTCATCTGATCCAATAAAACTAAGGTTAACTCCAATAATTCTTTGCCAAGATTCCATTGACCGACAAAGGACTGTTACTTCACCATTAGGCAAATTTAATTTGTACTCGGGTAAGGGCGATGCTCTATATTCATAATTAATTTCATTTGTTTCCCAAAAATCCTCAAGGGAACGCTGGACAACATCACGAACCAAAGCGCCAGTAGGAGCGAAAACAGCCCCAACCGTATTGGGGTTATCAAGAGCGCATAAAGTAGTCCATGCACATAAGGTTCTTGTTTTTCCTGCTCCATAACCTGCACAAAAGCCAACAATTCTATGTTCTAAGTCTTTACAGATATTTTGCTGATAATTTAATAAACCGTTGAAAATACGCTCTTTAATAGAATTTGTTTCTACTTTTTTTTCTTCAAATGAAATTGCATAAGGTTTAAACCCTTCAGGATGTAAAACGTGCCCAGTTGTTAATTCTTTAAGAATAGTCAAGAGCAAAGAGAAGCTAATTTAGCTGCTGTATTAATTGCACCGAGCGCAATGTGGTATTGACCAGCCCTTCTAGCTTCCATCTGTAAGGTGCTGCATTGACTCAAAAGATCCGCAATCATTTGGGGTCGCTCTATATCCCAATCGGCCTTAAGGGCTTCCCTAGCTTGCTCTAAATAGTTATCTGCGGTTCTTTCTGACACCCCCCAGTTTTCTGAAGCATATCGAACGCAGTCAGACCTTCTTCCACCATTAGCAATAATCCGTGAAAACCTTTGAACACGGATTAAAGTTTCAGCTTTACTAGATCCTTTAGCCGCCATTTGAAGCCTCTGGAATAAGCCATTTCTCAGCAATTTCTAAAGCCACCCGCTGAGTCATAAAAGGTGGAACACTCATCCCCATAACATAACAAGGATCAGATTTAAGAAAATTGTAGTCTTCAGGGAATGATTGAATGCGAAGAATTTCTCCTTCACTTAAATATCTGGGTTCATCCCATTTCATTAATCCCTGTGTCGCTGTAACAGTTCGAGCAGGAGTATTTGGATTAACAACGCTCATATTAAAATAATGGCCTTTTGGATGTGCTTTAGATAAAGGATCGCCTGGTTTAACTTTTTTCCAAAATTTTTGAAGGTTAGAACTAATTTGTTTTACCTTCCCATGTTTTTTAATATCTTTAAAGGCCTCTCTTACTGAAATTGGTGATTCTTTAAAGATTGGTTTTATAGGTGGAAGGTTTAAATCATTCCGTCTAGCAAGAAAAAAAGTTCTTTCTCTTGCTTGAGGAACCCCCATTTTTGCTGAGTTAAAAAGAAAAAGCTGTGCACTATATCCTGCTTCACGAAAGGCCGTAAAAATTTCTTTTACATAACCTTTAGCATTACCCGCAATTAAACCTTTAACATTTTCAGCCACAATTATTTTGGGCTGAAGCCTTTTTCCTACTTCAATAAAATGACCAAAAAGATCGTCTAATTTTTGTTTTTGTTGACCTTCACGGAAATAATTTTCTTTACCCCATTTTTTTTCACGCTTGCCAGCCATACTAAAAACTGAACAAGGTGGAGACCCATCAAGAATATCTAAATTTTTTAATTCATCAGGAATTTCTTCTAAAGGAATTTTATTAAAATCTTGAACGCCCATTAAAAAGCTATGTTTTGGATTATGGTTTGCTCGATATAAAGCCATCATTTCTGGATCTATTTCAACACCACCTAAGACATGAAAGCCCGCAAGCTTATATCCCATTGAAGAACCACCACCACAATGGAAGCAGCTAAAAACTTTAAAACCGTTCTTTTTTATTCCAGGAAGATCGGTCAGGTGCCATGGCCCTTTAATTTTTTCCATCAAACTCAAATCCACATCTAGGGCAAGTGTGTTGGAAGTTGTCAAAATCTTCTTCTGAATGTTCTGTTGCTCCTTCGTACTCTTTCATATCGTCTTTTCCTAAAAGGTTTTCTAGGTCTTCCTCATCAAACCAAGGGCTAACATCATGGGTTTGAGAAAGGTTGTGCAACATTTCCCGATCCCAATCGGATAAATCACTTGTTCTGTTATCAGCTAGAGCTAAACCGATTTTTTGCTCTTCTGTTAATCCTGTTCTTTTTATTGCAATTACTTCTGATCCGTCAGCCTCAATAACTCGGACATTCTCTAAACCATTTGCTTTTGCTCCTTCAACAGTTCCATTACCAGCAAGGATGCGGTTGTCTTCATCAATGACTATGGATCGAGCAGTCCCATATCGTTTAATAGATTCTTGAATAAGGGAAGCAGATCGGTCAGTTCTTTTCCGAGCATTTTGAGGATCAGGCTTAAGATCTTTTATCGAAGTCATTAAGGATATAAAGCTTTTAACAATTTTATCTTACTAAGATTGCAACGAACCGCATCAAAAAGAGAAAGAAGAACATTATCTCAATAAGATTAAGGAGTCATTCTAAAAAACCACATGACAACAACAGTTCTTGAACCTCTCGAATTTGCTTCCGGCCAAATCTGCATGATGAAGTGGGGATGCACAATGAGCCTTGTTGACTTCTATGAAGTAACACGCAGAACAACAAAAACCGTATGGTTTAAAAAAGTTCCAAGCGTTATTCATACTCACGACGGTTATGGACAGGCAGGAACAAAACTTCCTGACTTAGAAACTGAAAAGAGAGGTCCAGAGTTTAGAAAAAAAATCAAGATTGATAGCTACGACGGTAGCGAACAAGCTTATGAAGATTACAAAGGTTTTATCCAACCTTGGAACGGTAAGCCCATCAGCTTTGATACATACGACTAAGAGCCGAAAGGCTCTTTTTTTTTTGGGAAAAAATAATCGCATCAAATTGCATCAAAAAGGGTAATAAGAATCTTTATCTCAATAAGATTAAAAAGTAATCGAAAAACCACCAAATGAAATTCCGCCCAACTCATTTCATTAAAAGAACAATGGTTCCCGTTCAAATCATTGGATATGACAAAGGAACCTTAATTCAAGTGATGGATGAAAAAGAAAGAGATTGCTGGGTTGAATGGAAAGACGTTGTTTCAAATGGAAGACGAGTCATTCCTGCCTAAATCAAACAAGAGCCGCAAGGCTCTTTTTTTTTGGGAAAAGATAATTACTTGACTAGCCAAATTCTTTTTCCTACTAAACACCCCCCCTCTTAATGTTTTGATTTGAATTGCATCAAACCGCATCAATTTTAAAGAAAGGGGCATACGGGTTAATCTAATCTCAATAAGATTAAGGAGTGAGTCGCAACTCACCTAAAAACCACACGGAGTTTTCCAAATGACAACGATCACTGCTAAGAACACCAAAGCTGAAATTCTTGCTGAGGCTCTTCCACTGATTGATGATCAAGCAGAAAAAATTCAAACTCTCACCGAGAAATTGAATGCTGCTTTAATCCTTTTAGGAATCACTGCTGCAACCGCCGCAATTTTCTAAATTAAAAAGCCCCTCAAAAAGGGGCCTTTTTTTTTGCCTATTTTTAAGGGGCCTTACATGACTCGCTCGCTACCTAGCTTCCCATTGTGCAAAAAAGCAGGTAAAGAAGAAAAACCACTAACTTCTTTGAGGAGTCAATGCCCCATTTTTAGATCATCTCAACTGTTGTTATAATTTCCTTTTTTAGATAGGAAACTTGATCCTCATATTTTTCTGGTAGAAAAATTGTGATCTGTCGATCTGCTTCTTGGCAAAGAATATCCAAAACATATTCAAGCTTTTGAATTTTCAAACGCAGGGTCATTTCTTGAGATGTTGTCATTTCTTTTGGTTCCTCCTTGCAGCTTCAAAAGCTTGTGCTGTTCGTCTTTCCGTATGTGCCTTAACATCGAAACCCGGACTGCTGAAAGTAGTCCAAGTAATTCCATGCAATGCGTCGCAAGTTCTGCGAAGGTCGTACCAAATAGCTGTAGGTCTTGGGCTTCTTCCTGTTGTGTAGTGATAACCTTCTTTTAATTCTTTTGCATTACGTAATGCTCGTAAGTCTGAGTCTGTTACTTTTAACTTTTTAGCTATCTCAGCAGTTGAGAACATGAACTCAACTTCTTTTTCAGGTTCAGCAGTTGGACTAGGTTTAACAGTAGGCCAATGTAAGCTGGACTGCTCCCTTTGAAGTTCTAAAAGCTTGTGCATTAACAAGTGCAGTTCAGAAAGCTCTTCTTTAAGATCTGCGTCCCAATCTCTACGCATAATAAAATCTTGTCTTTCTTTTACTAAGTCGTAAAGATCGTCTAATTCGGAGATAGTTAATTTCATTTTAAAGATTCACAGGCGAGTTGGATTTTGTTGACCTCACAATCGTGGCGGGTCATGTCGGAAAGGGAAGAATTAACTCCCCAAAAAAGAACCGCCCCGAAGGCGGCAAATAAAAGGAATCTCATTAGTTCAATTCCTCGTTGATTTTGTCATCAACAACAACTGTTGTTGCCTCAAACAATCTGTCTCTTTCAACTTTTAGTCCAAATGGACCTTCAAGTTTTTCAATCTCCTTAATGTTGAAGTAGCCAAACTCTTTTTCAAGACCTTCAACATATCCAAAACATTCTCCTGTTTCTGGGTTGTACTCCATAAGGAACCAAGTCCAATTAGTCCAAGGAGTAAACCATTTCACATAAGCTTTATTTGTAGCTGAATGAATGGCGGGGAGCTTTTTTTCAAGAGCTTTTGTTAATAGCTTCATGGTGGTTTTTATTGAACAATTTAATCTTAATAAGATTAGGTGCTTTTGTACATCTATTTTTCGATTTCGTTGTATTCGTTAAACAAATAACCGTCTGCATTAGCGGCTTCTTGCCAACCTTTTGGCTTTAGCTCTTCTTCTAGCGGATCGTTATTCTTGGCATTTAGGAGCGTAAGCGTGTCGAGAACTTCAACGAGTTGACCAATATTCGATTGATCTAATCCCATTGCTTTGAACTCTTCCCATTTGCCATTGCAATTGAGATCCAAGATTCTTTCGATTGCTCTTTTAGCAATTCCAGCGTTGTTAGCAACGGTGTTTTCAAAATATTCCATAGCGGGGGGGGGAAGTAGGAAAAATAAAAAGCCCCTCGAAAGGGGCTGGTGAATTTAAAGGCCGTCGTGCCATTTTGTACCAAAGGCAGACATCATTTCATAGTCAGAAGGCTCGTCATCTTCTTCTTCTAAATCGTCAATCAATTCAGTAGAAGCTTTTGTTAATCCCTCTGCAGCTTCGCTTAAGTTCTTGGCTGTCTCTTCGATTTCGTTGAGATTCTGTTTAAA